CAACAAATCTCATTGTAAATAAAGAAGTATCGGTCCAAACATAAATTGCATTTCTACCTAATTTAGATCCAACGATCCGTGATCCGGCGGCCAGCCTCTGTGTACCAGCACTATTGATTGCTGTCGGTGTGTAGTCATTAATATTTTCTTGAGAAGAGAACCTTATGAACATATCATCTTGAGTTGTAGGGTCACCAATAGTTGTCTCTGTTCCAAAAAATACTAAGTGTCTATCAGGAGTTGATACTAACATGTCCCTTGACGCGGTAGGTGCACCAGAAATAATTGTTGCTCTAGTTGATGTTGCATTAGTTAAATTTGAATCCCATTCAAAACATTCTCCATTAACAATTAAAGCAATTAAAGTTTGGCCTAAATTGTCCAAGGACCATTGACCGGGGTCTGCAACTGAGTCTGTACTCGTTGATGCTTCTCCCCAACCTACGTAATCTGTTCCATTAGTAACTGTAGCTCCACTAGAATAAGTAGAAGCAGACGTTCCACGTTGTGCTCTAACTACTCCCGTTAATTCTGTTCCACTAATTCCAGTGTATTTTATAAATTCTGTTCCAACTAAAATATATGATGTTCCTGAAGTTGGAAAATCAAGTACACTAGTTAAAGTAATTCCTGTTGTTTGACCTGTGCTAGTAATCGCTGCACTTAAGGTAGTTGTTTTAGCAGTAATAGGGGTTCCACCAAAAGTAGAAATACCATAACCATAAACTCCTACTTGTTGAGCCGGTCCTACTGGGTAATAATATTTAACTGACAGATCTCCATCGGTAGCAGAAGCCGAAGCATTAGTTCCCATAGTAATAGTAACTGAAGTAGCATTAACTACTGTAGTAATCATAAATGTTTTACTATCAAAATCAGCAGCTACATAACCCGAACCTGTGGGAGGTGTAACACTTTCAAGAAATAAAATATCTCCAGCATTCATGCCGGTAGTTGAGGATAAAGTAATAGTAAGAATAGGAGAACCTGAAGTACAAGCTAACTTATTTGTTAGTGCTCCAAAGTCAGTTTTTATGGGATGGATGTCATAATAAACTCCACCGGTGTATACATATAAAATTCTGTTAGTTCCTAAAACAGCATACTTGATTGATGTTTTATTAATCATGTGATGTAAAGCTCTTGTTGGACCACATAAACTAGTAGACCCTAATTGAGCCCAGCCACCCATCTTTTCAGGTGTACCATATCTAAAACGCACATTCTCCCCGCCAGTCCATTGACTTTCGGCTCCGGTAGATGTAACTTGTTTATTGAACCCTGGTAAAAACCCTAACTTTTGTAACATAAAACTCCATTTTATTATGTATCCTATTTAGGGATACCTAACATCGGCCTTTTGTCAAACCTATTACTTTCAGCAAAAGGACCATTCACATGGTTATAGTGAAGAAATACTTGTCCACAAGTAGTTCCTTCAAAAGGTTTTCTCCAATGTTCTAACTCACACCCACTATATACTAGCATATCGCCAACATCAAGCAGGACTTTTGTACCTTCTACAAAGATAGGCCATGAATCCCCTCCTAAGTTTATAGTAGTGGATATCTCACAGCTTGGTCTATCTTTATGTCGTTTTAATTCATCCCCCTTCTTATACAATCTAGCATATGAATATGTTGGAATCAGTTCTAGGCCTGTTTCCTGCTGCATTTTAGGTATTAATTTTATTAACAATGTTTCCATTACATTATCAGCATAACAAGAAAAAGTGTTTGGAATTTGAGGATCATTCCAAGTTCCAAGTAACCCTGAATCACAGGCGTAATTATTATCATACAAATATTGTACAGCCTCTCTTTTAAGTAAAAAATAATTATATATAAAGTCAGCTAGTTCATGAGATAGTGCCTTTTTTATTATATGATATGAAAATTTCATCCTATTTCCAAGGGTAGCCAAGGTGCCATAAAACCAGACTGTGTCTTATTCCTTTAGTAACGGGTCTTACTCTATGTTTCACAAAAGAAGGGAAAACAATAAATGTTCCTTTTTTTAATTCTTTCACAATTTTCTTACCTTTACCCCCACAACTATCAAAATCTATTTCAAACTCTCCCCCTTCGAAATCTTTCCCTGGTTCCGAAAGAAGTAATATAGAACTTAGTTTTCTCATTTTTCCTTTATGGTGTCCATCGAGATAAGGATTTGTGTCGCCATCTACATGCCAGCCATAAAAATCATTTTTTCCATATTGTGTAAACTGAGGTGTTTCATTCCAGTCCCATTGAAAATTCCATTTCCCTACTTTATTAGCTTCATGTACCTTAGGATTAGTATGGTCATATATTAAAGTATTATTCAGCCACGAAATTTCAGATTTTCTTTTTTTAGTATTTTCTATTCTATCCAACGTACCGACCGATGCTTTTTCTTTTTTAGCTGCTAATCCTTCTTTTTTAATATCTTCGATAAAATCTTCTGGAAAAGAATTATCAAAAGTACAGTAGTAATTTTCAAAAATCATTATAATTTTAATTCCGTATAATCATGTTTACTACCTAAATTACCTTTTACAAACACATTGAATGCTAAACTAACTCTCGTATTATTCCCTTTTTTATTTTCTACCATGTGGTTTAATGAGGATGGAAATAAAAGCATCTGTCCTGTTTCAACAGGAACCCACCAACTTTCTGAATTCCATTCATTGAAATCAATTGCATTTATTCTAAATTGTGGGGCAGCTTTAAAAAATTTAATTCTATCATTGTCTTTATCAGCATCAATATAAAAGACCCCTGATACTAGTGAATTGGGATGATTGTGTGAATGGTGAAATTGATTTTTTTCTGTATAATTTAACCAAGATTGAGTTATGTAAGGTTCTACGCCAACGGCCCTTAAAACTTTATTAAAATAATCTTTAACTCTTTCATTTATTTGTTTTTTAATATTTGAAAGTTTTTTTTCATTAAGTATATAAGTATTCTTAGACCCTATATTTCCTGTATTTTTAAAAGTATCTAATTTTGATTGCTTAAAAACACTAAGTTCTTCAGTATTAAAATTTTTTTTAATATTTGAAATATAAACTGGAGTTGGAAATAAATTAGTTATAGTTGTATCATTCATATATTCTTTCTATGAACTTACTATATTCTATAATTTTTAAAATTACAACTGCTTTTTATGATCGTAAATCCCAAGATTGGGTTGATTCATTCCACTCATAAGATTCATCATCATTTGGATAAGCCACTGGGGATTCATAAGCACAAGTTTCTTCATTTAAAACCCAAGAATTATAACTACAAGGTGCTATAAAAGCATCTCTTACATCATCATAATGAGACCCTACTCCAGCATAGTTTTTTCTAAAGGGTGTTCCACCTAATATATGAGCGCCAAGTCTTGTGTTGTAAGAAGTTTTTTTCCAAATATCTCTAGTTCCATATAAATTATTTAAAAAGTCTATACCTTCTTGTTCTGTTGTAGCTACATCATTATGTACTACTTCAACTTTTACAACTGTATTTCCTGTTCCTAATTTTGCAAAATGTGCCATTATCCTGTGTAACTCCCTGATCCTGTAAATGTTAATACTGTTTTTCCACTAACTCCAGTAGCGACTGTTGGACTACCTGCTACAGTTCCTGAATAGTTTCCATCGGGCATACTTAAAATAACTACACCACTTCCACCGTTAGAAGATGAGGATCCTGCAGGGACTGAAGAGTCACCGCCTCCACCGCCACCACCAGTATTTGCTGTACCAGCACTATCATTACCACCACCGCCTGTTCCACCGGTTCCTGTTGTACCCCCTCCTGGAGCACCACCTCCACCGCCGCCACCTCTTGTGACTGCAGAACCTGTAATTGAACTTGCTAAACCTGCACCACCAGTACCACCAGTAGATGTACTTGGGTTGGCTCCACCTACCGCACCAGCTCCACCGCCGGCACCGCCTGCGTTTCCACTAGAACCAACACCAGCACCACCATCATAACCTTGGGCAGCTGTCCCTGATCCACCTGCTGCAGCAGAACCTCCTCCACCACCGCAACCACCAGTTTTACCGGATAATGTATTTGCAGCTGCACCACCTCCTCCTAAAGAAGTGATTGTTGTAATACCTGAACCTGAGATAACAGAGTTATCTCCAGTAATACCTTGGTTTCCTGGGGCTGGCCCACTATAATTTTGTGCACCTATTCCACCGGCACCTACTGTAACTGTATAAGTTACACCTGGACTTAATGCTAAAGCTGTCTCTGAGGAACTCCCTCTTCCAGAAGTTTCACTATTAAAAGAATTTCTATATCCTCCAGCTCCACCACCTCCGCCATAAACCATGGCTGATCCACCGCCGCCACCAATAGTTAAAAAATCTCCTGAATATGTTTGTGGAGTTTCAAAAACAACAGAACCATCCGTATTAGGAATCCAACCTTGTGTTGCTCCTGAATAAACAATATTAATTGATTCACCTTCTGTATCATAAACAGGTACAGGTGTTGTATTCCCTTGGTATTTTAAACTATTTAAATTAAATGTAACTGCATTAGTACCCCATGTTCTAAGGTAGTCTGTAAGAACAATATTATCACCAACTGCCGGTGATCCCGGTAAAGTAACTGTACAAGCATTTGATGTTGTATTAATCCAATAACCATTTCCTGAAGCTGCTGATAAAGTTGATGCAGTAACTACTGAGGATTGCCAAGCGATTCCACCAGAGTTATCTACAAAAGATAAAACTCCAGAACCATTGGATGTCATAATTTGATCTGCTGAACCTGTTACTGTTGGGAATGTAAGTAAATCTAGTTTCACGGCTCCCGAACCTTTTGGAGTTAAAGTAATACCTACATTAGTTTCACCTGTTGCAGATATAATAGGGCTATTTCCTGAAGCGGCATTTGCTAAAGTTAATTCATTAACCGCTGAAGCTGTGGCTGTTAAATTAAGTAATTCAGCCCCATTAGTATCTAAAATATTTGTACCAATTTTTGGAGACGTTAAAGTTTTGTTTGTTAAAGTTTGTGTTCCAGTAAGAGTTACATCACCTGCTGAAGTTGAGAAACCTGTATCATAAACACCTGTGTTTGTTGCAACACCATCAAAGTAAACAATCTTCCAACCTTTATCTGTAGTTCCCCAAGTAACCGTGGCTCCTGAACCTGTGGCTGCTTTTAATTGAACTGTATATGCCCCTGAAGTTGCATTTTTAATAATGTAAAAATTTTCTGTTAGAACAGGTAATGTAACAATTCTGTTTCCAGTAATTGAACCTGTAAATTGTAGGACTCTAGTTGCTACTGCTGAACCTGTTGCACCATCTGATTTAGTTAAAGTAGTTGTTCCAGCTCCCCCTGCAATAGATACACCTAAGTATCCACCTGAAATTTGTTCTACTAGATTTAAATTTGTATTTGTTTTTGTTCCCCAAGTACCAGCGTTTTCGCCAGTTACCATTAACTCTACGCCGAGTGGTGTGTATGTTGATGTCATAAATTTTGTTCTCCTAATTAGATCTTTAATTTATATTTTATATAAAGTCAATAATGTTTATACACTATTAACGTCACTATAACTAGCACTTTGCGTTGCTGTTACATCACTATAACCGGCGCTTTGTGTTCCTGTAATATCTTTATATCCTAAAGGTGTTACATTTCCTACACTAACAGTTGCAGATACTCCAGTCAAGCCCATTACATCTTCAGGTGAAATAGCTCCAACTGCAGAAGTTGCTGAAACGCCAGTCAACCCCATTACATCAGCTGGAGAAATTGCTCCTACCGCGGAAGTTGCTGAAACGCCAACAGGTTGAATTGTTGGATTAGATGTAACATTTAAATCGCCTACAGCACCTAATGCTGAAAGTCCTGTTAATGTTGTTGTGTTATCTCCTCTTGCAACTGGAGTACCTAAAGCTGTTGTTGCTGTAAGTCCTGTTAAAGGAATTCCTTCTCCAATAATAATTGCACCTACTGCTGATGTTGCTGCAACTCCGGTTAATGTTGTTGTGTTATCTATTGTAGGAGCCAGAGCACCAAAAGCACTTGTTGCTGCAACTCCTGTTAATCCCATTACATCTGCCGGTGCAATTGCACCAACGCTTGTTGTTGCTGAAAGTCCAGTTAAAGTTTCTGTAGCAGAGTCAACACTACCCCAACTATTTTCTCCCCAATCTAAAGTTCCCCAACCAGGATAATAAACAACACTTAATGCTCCAACTGCAGAAGTTGCTGAAACT